ACTCAGGCTCAGCCTCACGCTTCTTCTACTGTGCTAAAGCAAGTAAGAGTGAAAGGAATAAGGGGTTGGAGGGGTTTGAGGATGCACCAATAGCCGCAAGTAACCAAGCTAAAGCCGAGCTTAAAAGAGGAAACATAGATTTTGAGGGGCATAAAGCTGGCGACTGGAACGGTGTGAAGATGACCAAGAACAATCACCCAACAGTCAAACCAATAAAACTAATGCAGTACCTTGTAAGGCTTGTAACGCCTCTAAACGGTACTGTCTTAGACCCATTTATGGGTAGCGGTTCAACTGGTTTGGCTTGTAAAAACCAAAATTATAGTTTTGTAGGTATTGAAATGGACGATGAATATTTTAAGATAGCAGATAAGCGAATTAACGAAATACAAGCACAAACTAAATTGTTTTAGATGGTACAAATAGGCCACATTGATAACCTCTGGGGTGGTAACGAAATAAGAATGAAAAGGTATGCTAACAAACTTATTCCATTCTTAAAGCCAAAAGGTATGTGTTTGGATATGGATAAACCAAACCCAAAGATGGAATATATTAAGTCAAAGATGGGGTTTTCTGTTTCATATATCACCGGCTATGATTTTAATTTTGACACCATACAACTGCATCAGAAATATGATACTATTTTTATTCTTGAAGTGTTGGAGCATTTACAGAACCCGTTGTTTTTTATGAGCCAGGCAAAGGATTGTTTAACGGATAACGGTTCTATATACCTGACAATGCCGGTGAATAATCCTGTATTCAAGATGGACACCCATTATTTTGAGATTCCAAAGAAGCATTTTGAGAGATGGATATTAGAGCCATTGGATTTAAAGATAGTCCGCAGTAAGCGAGTAATATTCATTCACACACTGTTCCCTTTTGGCATCAGGCCAATGATCAGGATATTGAAGGGTAAACAAAGTTTTAAATCATTGATTAAATTGATGTTTCATGTTAAATATATGTTTTATGAGATTAAAAAAGTTTCTGTATAAACATTCGATGGGATTCAGCCCGTTAAGGTTTTCATTCGTTATAAACATAATAAATGTATGTGATAGAAGATGCTCCTTTTGCCCATATCATTCCCCTAAATTAGCTGATAATTACCATACCAGATGGATGAAAGACCAACCAGGTTTATTGCCATATAAAGATTTTGAGAGGTTTATTAAAGGTCTGGGTGTATTTAAGAAGATGATCACCAACATAGCCATAACCGGCAAAGGTGAACCATTCTTACATAAAGAGCTGTATAAGTATTGTGGCCTTTTAGAGAAATACAAAATACCTTTTTCCATCACCACAAATGGACTGGATCATGTTGGCATAGGGCTTATGTTAGATAAGTATAAATATCTAACAAAGGTAAGGGTATCGTTATATGATAAAAAGGCGGTGGAATCTTACAGCCATTTTATGAAGCATGAGAAGTTAGGCTACTATAATATGACGGGCAAACCCATAGGAATGACTGAAGCTGATGATGGTTTTATATCAGCTCAATATGGTATTGAACACAAAAGAGCCTTACCGAAAGACTTTAATAAAGGTGACTATTGTAGTGCATCTTTCAGTTTTCTTACCATCAACACAGACGGCAGTATTGTACCCTGTTATTCTTTTGATGAAACAAGCACGATTGAGGATTCATTTTGGAAAATATGGAATGGTAAATTAATAAGGAAATACAGAAGATCGGCCGTAAACGGCAGGAATATGAAATATGCCGATTGTTTGAATTGTGGGGTACTTTATGAGAGAGCCGAAATACAAAGCAATGAATAAATATAAAAAGCATTAGCAATGAAAAAACGATTATATAAGAAAGCATTTAAACAAATTGCATTAACAGGCAAAACAAGAATAAAGCCTAAAGGATTGCATGGTAAGAAAGCAGAAATATACTGGCAATTTATGAGAATGGCTTTTACTATCTACCAGCTAAGGTTATGTAAAGATGTTGTTGATGTAATGGATGGGGCTTTTAAATTATTTATGGAAGCAAAACAATTACAAATAATCGCAACACAACCAAAACTACATTGTTGCTAAAAAGCATTAAGAAAATGAAAATAGATTGGAATGTAATATTAAATGTTTTGATAGCTATGTTTTTCTATAACATAATATTAAAATCAATTGCAGCGACAATAATGAATAGAATGTTAAATAATGATGCTGGCAAAAAATATAGTAAATCATTTAAAGAAAAGCTAAAAGAAAAAATAGAATGAAACGAATATTAATAAAGTCCTATTTTTAACACTTATCTAATATAAATGAAACGATTTCAAAACATATTCACAGGCGAAAAAGTAACGCAGACAGGAGTATATATGCCGGGCATCACAAAGAATATAAGCTACCGAAAGGATAATTATATTGAAATCCCTGTTGAGATTAATCACGGCGTTGTCGTAAGGGTAACAAGAAAACGCAATTTTATTAAGCCTGACTACGTTTTTTTTAATACCCACATACGTATTAATTAACAACGCTTTAAGCGTTTTTCGTTTTTCTGGCTGTTTACATCTGTAAACAAATGTTGTAAATTTACACGCATACACGTGTAAAAATGCCAGATCACTTCTTTAGGAATTGGGGGCGTAAGACCTCAAAGGAACAAAACTTACAACCTCAAAAGTGGGGAAATTCGACATGGTACCCCATTGGATTTGCTAAACAACTATTCGGAGATGGGCAATATCTTCAGGACTTTCTGGAAATACCAGAGCTGAATGCCATTCTAAACATCAGGGCCAGAGCAATGTCATCTGGTATTGTCAACATTCAGAGCAAAGCAACAGGCAAAGAACAAGCGGCAAATCAGTCGCTTGTCAGGGTATTGCGCTCACCTAACTGGTTTCAAGGTCAAGATGAATTCTGGCGGCAGTCGAGTTTATTCCGGGATATATGGGGTAATGAGTATATTTATTTTCTTACACCCGTTGGCTTATCCAGTACGTTCAAAGGAATGTACACTTTAAACCCTGCTGATGTTACCATTGAATACGACAAAAAGACACCGTATTTCTTGCAGATGGACGATGAATCGGTAGGCTATTACTTTACGCTTGATGGCAAAAAGATACCGCTGGACAAAGCAAATACCATCCACTTGAATGATAATCGGGTGGAAACTGGAAACATATTACAGGGTATATCGAAGCTGAAAGCCTTACAACCGGCATTAAAAAACATAAGGGCAGCATATCAGAAGCGAAACATTGCATTGAATATGCCTATTGGAATACTATCAAACAACCAAACAGATGCAACAGGGTTGGCCGTGCCATTACCTCCAGGCGAAAAGAATGAAGCACAAGCCGATTTAAAAAGACATGGGGCTTTGCCAATTCTAACTTCATTAGGAGTAGGCTATTCAGATATGACAATCAATGCCGCTAACATGGGATTGTTTGAAGAAACCAGAGAGGACACGGCAAGGATATGCGATGCGTATGGAGTGCCTTATGAGATGTTGGCAGCGCAGAAAGGGGTAACATTTGCCAACTTAAAAGAAGCTAAAAAGCAATTTTATGAAGAAACGATTGCACCTGATATGAACGAAAGGATTAGTGCATTGAACAACCATCTTGATACTGATTCTAAGAGTTGGCATATAGTCGTTGACTTTAAACATTTGCCTGTATTTGCTGAAGATGCACGCCAAAGGGCGCAGTCAATCAACACAATGACAATGGCATTGAACCGAGCTTTTACAGACGGCGCAATAACAATAGAGCAATATCAGAATGAATTAAAAAAGTTTGATATATGAAATTCACAAAGAAACAAATTGAGGAAATAAAGAAAAAGAACAAAGCGAAGTTAAAGCAATTGTCCTCACAGCAAACGATAAAGAAATGAAAACACCTGATTTTAAAACCAGAAAAGAGCTGTTTGGATGGCTTGTAGATAATAAAGAGATGCTGATAGCACAGAAGAAAGCCGAAATGAAAAAGGCTGATGGGGTGTTGTTTAATCTTGTAAACAATGATAAACAAGTAAGTAAAGCCGATGGAGATGGTGGGGAGTTAACAGTTAAGGCAGTTATCAATACTACCAACTTGATGGATTCTCATAAGGACGTGCATTTGCCGGGTATATGGACTAAATCACTAAAGGAAAACAAAAACATCATGCACTTGCAGGAGCATAAGATGGAGTTCAGTAAGATAATTGCAGACGGTCAAGACCTAAAAGCCACTACCAAAACTTACACATGGAAGGAACTGGGGTTTGATTATGAGGGCAAAACAGAAGCACTGGTATTTGATAGCACGGTTAAGAAAGACAGGAATCCATATATGCTAAATCAATACAAGCAAGGCAATGTAAAAAATCATTCCGTAGGTATGCAGTATGTAAAACTGACAATGGCTATCAATGATGAAGACTACGGATCAGAATTTGAAGCATGGGAAAAGTATTATCCTGAGATTACCAACAAAGCAGAAGCCGATGCTCACGGTTATTTTTGGGCAGTAAAAGAAGCGAAAGTAATAGAGGGTTCGGCTGTTCCATTAGGGAGCAACCAGGCAACCCCAACACTTGATATAAAGGAAGCCGCCAAAAGCACTTCCAAGCCTGAAGCCGCTGTAAAGCACTTCGACACAATAGAATATTTAAATAAAATTAAAATCTTTTAACGATGGAAGAAAACGAAATGAAAACCTTAGTTGATAAGGTTAAAAACGAAGTTAAAGGAGTGGTAACAACTGAAGTTGAAGCAGCGATTGAAGGTACTTTGACAATTGACCAGTTTAACCAGAGCATGAAAGATTTAGGAGTAGACAAAGACACCATTAAAGGACTAACAGAAGCTGTAGAGGCTCAGGGTTTTAAGATGCGTACAATTGTTGAAGGCGAAGCCGCAAAGCCTAAATCGACTCTGGATTTCTTCAAGTCAAATGAAGAAGCGATCAAAGGTTTATCAGGAATGAAAGGCGGTGGAGTTATTCGCCTTGATGGTAAGCTAAACAAAGCAACTGTTCAAAGTTCAGATATTACAAGCGACACGGCTGGATTGTATCTTGCAGGTGCAGACCGTATGCCTAATCGCAGACCATTTCTAAATAGCTTATTTAACAATGTTGGACTGGGTGCAAACTCACACAATATTGTTTATTACACTGATCAATCTACAGACTCAGCAGCGTCCGCCGCTTTTGAAGAAGCCGCAGCCGTTCCGAGTTCAAGTGATATTGCGTGGACAATGCGTTCAATCGACATGGAAAATGTAGGTGACAGCATTAAAATTGCTCAGAGGTCAATGGATAACATCGACGTCATAGCAGGTGAAACCGACTTCTTCTTAAGGAAGAATGTAGACTTACAAACCGATGCTTATATGTATTCCGGTACTGGTTCAAATCAGCCATTTGGTGTAACAGCAAGGGCAACAGCCTACGCAGCCGGAAGCTATGCAGCCAGTTATCAGGATGCTAACTTAATGGACTTGATCCGTGTATGTGGTGCATTGGTAGCAACAGGAACGCCATACTTGGCAAACTATGTAATCCTAAACCCATTGGATGCTGAGAAGTATCTATTCGGTAAGAAGGATGCTAACAATAACTATATAATTCCTCAGAACGGTTCAATCGTTCCTTTAATTAACGGAGTTAACATAGTTATTAATAACGGAGTTACAGCCGATACAATGGTAGTAGGTGACTTTGGTTATGGAACCGTTTACCAGCAAAAAGGATTAACCGTAGAGATGGGATATGTAGATGACGATTTCCAGAAGAATCTGGTTACATTGAAAGCATACGAAGAGATGAACCTATTGATTCGCACCGTACACGCCAAAGCGTTTAATTACGTGAGTGGTATTGCAGACGCTATTTCAGGACTTGACGCACCAACAGCATAAAGAAAGGAGAAAATAAAATGAAAAAATTATTATTTATTTTAGCTTTGGTTTGTGCTTTTATGGTAACGAATGCACAAATAGCAACACTTAATCTTAATTCAGGTAGCACATACGCAGAATATACAACCGATGTTGTACTGACAAATGCAGTAGCTCAGAATTTTAGAATTAACGCAGGACAGAACTGGCATACATCGCCATATATTGCGGTAGCAGTTGATAGTACATCAGGCAATCATACTTCATTAAACATTGCTTTAGCAGGACGAATGACGGACCAGACAACCGTATGGACTGCAATTAGCGATGTTACATGGGATATGGATCACGCAGGATCGGCAGCAGACACCATTATTATAACAGGCGCAGCAGCGGAAACCTTTTTCAGACAATATAAGGTTACGTTTACACCTGTTGGAACTGGTACATCAACCGTTACAAATTTTGAATTTAAACAATATTTTGGATTACCATAATGAGCTTCATAGATAAGACATATTTTATACACGAAATCAATATTCCAGAAGATGACTATAAGGATTTATCAACCATAATAACACGCTACGAAAAAGAAGTATTGCAGCAGTTATTAGGTTATGAATTATGGAAGGCTCTGGATGATGACCTGGTGAGTGGAGTACCACAAACGCAAAGATTCATTGATTTGGTAGATGGCAAAGAATACACGGTAGGCAGTAGCACAATCAAATGGAACGGTTTACAGAATACCGATAAAATTTCATTGATTGCCTATTATACTTTTTACTGGTATTTGAGAAATCATACAACGAACACATCAACACTTGGTGAAGTGGGTTCAAACATGGAAAACGCAATCGTTGTTAGTCCTGCCCAGAGATTGAGCGGGGCTTGGCATCGGTTGAGGGAACTGTATGGTTTTGCTGCTCAAAATAGTCTTATTCCATCAGCTTATAATTTTTTGCAAGAGTATGAAAGCACTTATAGTGAGTGGGAATTTACCGAAATTGGCACGGTAAACAGTTTTGATTTATGAACAAGTTAGTAGATATATTCAGTAACATAGTACAGGATGTGCGGGATGAGTGGGATGCTGCAAATGATAAGCGGCCATTCTATGAATACGGACATCCGATAGAGATATTTAATAAACTCAGTAAGAAATCAAAAAGTGAAAACTACAAATACGATAAATATCCACTCATTGCTTTATATCAGGATTTCCAAGAAAACAACGATAGTGGAAGGACAACAGTAACAGGGCTGACAATTGTCATAATTACACAGACAGATGTCAACTTTGAAGCACCCAACCGCTACACCAATACATTTATTCCAACGCTGTTGCCGTTATATGAGCTACTGATGAAGCACATCAGATATAGTAAATATGTAAGCTCAGATGACAAATACGCACACACTAAATGGGATCGGCTGTATTATGGTAAATCGGATGAATACGGAAACTCTGGCAATATAGGCAATGATGCGCTCGATGCGATTGTAATAAATGATTTGAGTTTAAATTTAATAGAATGTAGAGAACTGTTTAAATATCGCTTAACAGAAGGCGGCAAATATCGCTTGACAGAAGGAAAAGGCAAAGCAGGAAACAAACTTTTAATATTAGGATAAATGGCAACAAACACAGAGAAGGTAACAGGTATGACAGAACTGGCGGCAGCAGATGTAGCGGCTGGTGACATGGCTGAAATAGTAGATGTATCTGATACAACGGATGCAGCTTCAGGAACTAATAAAAAGTTAGATGTCAAGGGTTATGTTGATTATAGATTCTCTGCAGGAGCAACAGGATCATTCACCGCTGGAAGTGGCGAAACAATAACAGTTGTAAACGGTTTAATCACAGCAATAACATAAAAAAATTAAAAAATGGCATGTAAAACAGCATATTTCAACGGATGGGGCGAATGCGCTTCAATGTTGGAAGATATGGTAGGTGGTGTATTACAAGAAAAAGGAGGTACTGCATGGACTGCGACTACGTTGGAACAGGCTGCGGCTTGGAAAAATGTACTCAGCTTGATAGCTGATGCAAGTCGAAATGCTTTGGCGCTTCCTGTTGATACATTCGTAAACACTACTGACGAAGCTGAAATATTAACTTCAGCAAGAGGTAAAAAGAGCATGGGTAAAAAGCCCGTTCCGAGTGGAACGATTTATATTGATGCTTCTATTTGCGACTATCAAAGAATGTTAGATTTAGAAGATATTTGGTTTGACTTCTTTCCATTCTTTGAGGGCGGCTCACATTGGGCTACCAAACTATCAGACGGCACGTTTAGAGGCTTCCGCTGCAAAATTGCAATGGTAGCAGGATTACCACCTGAGGACAAAACACAATCATTTCCGGTTCATATATTCTTTGATAGCTATGATGAGTTTGAAAGTGTTTACACATTTTCAGATCATGACTGGGGATATAATGAAATCTTAGATTATGTTCCTGTGGGATGTAACTTAGAACAAGTAACAGCATATACAACCGGTGATTTAGTTGTTAAGCTGACTGTTCGGGGTACTGGAGACGGCAAAACTGGAGTAGGGCAGACAACTGATTGGGTAATACGTAAATCAAACGGAACGCCTGTTGTAGCTACTACCGTAGTGGTGGATGACGGTCAGGGCCAATACACTTTGACTATAAAGGCTGATTCAGCTGGAACACCCGCAAATTTATCGAGTGGCCAGTATATGTATATCCAAGCTCATGAAGACGATGCGACTTATATCACTTATTTGAGTGAGGCAGTGAAATTCTTAGTACCATAGGTTATGAAAGGAGAAATTAACATAGCAGTTGATTTAGCGCCTAAGGATTGGACAAAGTTCAAGCGGTGGCACAAAGCCGCTTGTTCTTTGGATAATTTAAGTGCTGAGGAACGCTGGATAGAACTTGGAAATAAGCCGTATGTCAGTCGAAAAAATAAACCAGTTAAGGAAAAAGAGTAATCAGTTTATAGCTGATTTAGATTTGCATATTGCGGAGGTTGTCGATCACAATGAAAAGTTATTACAGTTAAACAAAGCCCAACTGAAAGCCAGTAAGACGGCAAAGGGCGGTTCACTTGTAAATAAGAAAACAGGATCAGCAAAATATACACCGGCATACGCAAAGAAGAAAGGCTATTCAAGTCCTGATTTATTCGTTACGGGTAACTTTTACAAAGAGATGGATATTGTATTCAAAGAACCAAAGGAATATGATATTATTGATTTTGCTCCTGTAACTAAGTACCTGGTTGAGATGTACACTCAGGACATTTTCGGCATACATGATAAGAAAAAGGCTCAGGCGATTACAGTTCCGGCATTAAGGAATTTATTTGTAATAAAAGTTTTGAAATGATACACAAGGTAGACACAATGACAATCAGGCGGTATGGTGAGTTAGATCGTACTGAGGACATGGCATTGCTGAAGCGGTGGTTTAATCCGTTTCCGGTTAAGTGGTTTGATACCGAGCCTTTTTTTCAGGAGTTTAAAAAGATATTTGTTGTCGGTGGGAATAAGGATTTGCAGAATGAAGTATATCGACTATTGGCATACAATAAGATTATTGCGCTTGATAGGATGCTAAAGACAATGGCAATACTGATGCAAAACCAGAATGAGCGGTCATTGTTTACTTTACTTTTTAAGCAGAAAGTCAGGGAAGAGAAAAACAATATGCCTTACTATATTGAAAAGGTGCAATATCTAACAGGAATAGAGGTTAAGGATATTGATGACTTGAATAAATTACAGAACGAAATCCAACGGCTGTTGGATAAATTCCATGAGCGGTTCAAGGAACAAAAGCCACAAGCGAAGGTAGATTTTATGGATATAGTTCTGGGAGTATTTTCGATAATGGAAATGTCATTTGTAGCTGATATGACTTTATCAGAATTTGGACGGTTAAGGGCAATAGCAGACAAGCGAGTAAAAGCACAGGAAAAACTAAACAAAAAGAAACGTGCCTAACATAAATGAGATAATACCACAAAGTGCGATTGATAGTCTTGTTAAAACTAATGAAGAAGTTACTAAATGAGATAATAAGACAAAAGAGCTTGTAAAAACTATACTCAATGGAAATGAGGCATTAAAAAAGCAGGGAATAACACAAAAAGAGGTAGTAAAACAAGGAAAAAATGCAGTTAAGAATAAAAAAGAATTAAACCAAGTTGAAAAAGATCAACTGGTAGCTGAAAAGGCACTCGAATCACAACGTAAAGCAGGAATAAGAGCATCAGCGAAATATGATGCTGCATTAAAAAAAGAAGTAAAAACAGAACAGGACTTAATTAACAGAACAAACGCATTAGTTTATAAGAGAAAAAATTTAGATAAAACTACAAAAAAGGGGGTGGCTGAATGGAAAAAATTAACAAGGGAAATTGATAAAAACACAAAAAAACTAAAACAGAACGATGCTCAGATAGGTAGATTTCAGCGTAATGTAGGGAAATATAAGGCTGCATTCACCGGATTACTCCCCATTTTAAGTATAGGGGCTGGGGTAGCTGTAATAGGAAAACTTGGAAAAGAATTATTTAATTTAGGGAAAAAATTAGAAGGAGATAATAGAAGGGCTGCAATAGTATTTGGAGATAGTTTAAAATATGTAGAGGGCGAAGCCACAAAAGTTTCAAAAGCAATGGGGCTTACAAATAAAGAATTTGTAGCTGCTGCTGCTGCAACAGGTGATTTATTGATTCCATTAGATTTCACAAGAGAACAATCAGCCCAGATGTCAGTTGAATTACAGGCTTTGGCTGGGGCTTTAGATGAATGGACTGGTGGAAGTGTTGGGGCTGCTGAGGTTTCAAATATACTAACAAAGGCAATGTTAGGTGAAAATGAGCAATTAAAACAGTTGGGAATTGCTATCAGGAAGGACTCAGAAGAATTTATTAATTTAAGAAAAGAAAAGCTAAAGATTACAGGTGTAACCAAAGCACAAGCAGAAGCAATGGCTACACTTGAATTAATACAAAAGAAAAGTGCAGATGCACAAACAGCATACTTACAAGAGGGTAATAAACTACTAAGATTTCAGAAATCAGCATCAAGGTGGTGGAAGCAATTAAAAGAAGATGTTGTGTTGTTTGTTTCAGAGGGGTTAAAATCAGCTTCATCAGTATTTATTGAACAGTCAAAAGAGGTAAAGCATCTTGAAGAAAATATTGTGCCATTAATAACTGAATATGAAAATTTAGTAAAGCAATCTGAATTAAGTGAATCAGAGCAAAGTAAACTAAATGATATAATTGTTACGATTGGTAAAAATTTACCAGGCGCAATTACACAGTTTGATGAATATGGAAAGGCTATTGGAATAAGTGCAGAAAAAGCAAAAGAATTAATTAAGCAACAGAAAGAAATGTTGTTAATTAAAAATGCAGATGCAATAAAAGAGCAAGAGGATGCGCTGGATGGAGTGAATACAAAAATAGGCATATATTCAAGATGGGTAACTACTGGAATAAAAGGAGTAGATGAATTTGGAAATGAAATCAAGCTCACAGCAGAGGAAACAGAAAAATGGGCAACTGAATTAGAAAATTTAGGAAGGACAAAATTAGGAATAGAAGGACTGTTAAAAGTTCTTAAAGGAGAACCGCTTATTGATCCAGAAAATCCTGAAGTAATCGATGACACCGTTGACAGTATTGTTTCTTTAGAAAAGGAAATAAAAGATTTGACGGTAGCAAGAGGCAACATGAACATTAAAGATACGGTTGCCATAACCATTATAAATAAACAAATAACGGCACTTAATAAACAGGTAACAGCATTAAAAGATTTAGGCAAAGCGTCTAAAGAAGCAAAGAAAGAATGGGAGGCGCTTCTTAAATCATGGGAAGATGATTTAGAGGAAACTGATGACACAATGGAAACCGAAATGCAATCGTTTTGGGCAAGTATTTCTACTGGAGATCAAGAGATACATGACCAAATGGATGCGAGAGATAAAAAAGAGTTGGACGATTATATAGAATTGCAAGAAGCAAAGAATGCAGTAGATAAGGAAAGAGAAAAGAAAATAGAGGATGGTGAAGAATATATAAAGGCGCTTAAACTACAGTTAGCACTTGAAGCGGTTGAGGGAGCAAGTCAAATATACCAGAATGCTATTGAGCATCAACTGATGGCGTTGGAAGAGCAAAAGGAATATGAATTAGCATTGACAGATGGAACACGGGAACAAGAGGCCGCTATAGATGCCAAGTACGACAAGAAAAAAGCTGAGTTAAAAAGAAAAGCGGCAATTGCTGATAAGACCGCAGCAATAATTACTACAATTATAAATACAGTTGTTTCGGCAATGAGAGCTTATGCAGATTTAGGCCCGATAGGTGGTACAATAGCAGCTGCATTAATCGCAGCATTAGGAGCGGTTTCGGTTGCAACAATAGCCAGTCAGCCCATCCCTAAATTCTACAAAGGAACGGAATCAGCACCAGGCGGAT